TCTAAAGATTTATTTTTTTTCTCTTTAATATCTGCTTTTAATTTTTCTTTTAATGAAGATTTAAATTTTTCAAATGAAGTACCTAAATCAACACCTGGACGGAAACCAGTATTATAATTATCAGCAAGTTCTATATCTTCAGGTTTTGCTTTAACAGCACCTTGACGATATTTAATATTTTTTGCTTTTAACCCAATAGGTTGGATATTCATTGAGCCATCATCAAATACATGGATAACTTTATGTTTTTGTCCTTTATGTTCTCCTTTATTAGGAATAACAATATCACCTACTTTTATCTGTGCTTCTTCTATTTTAGCTTCGTCTGCTTTTTTTTTAGCTAACTTTTCTCTGATAATTTCTTCAATACCTTCTTTAATGGTTTTGAATGAACCAGTTACACCTTTATCTTTAAATTCTTCAACACCTTTTGGTTTTTTAGGTGCTTTTTCTGAGTCACCTAAATTATCTTTAACGTTTGCTTTAGCGTCTTTTTTTAATTCTTTCTTAATATAACCATCTGCTTTTCTACCATTCATATCGGCTTTAATACCTTTTTCTAGGTTTTTTCCAGCGATATCAATTTCTTTATATCCTTCAATTTCAGTAGTTGGTTTTAAACCAGCATATAATTTAGTATAATAATTAGAATCTTTAGTAATATTTTTTAATACTATTTTTTGAGCAGCTAGTACTTCATCTTGTGTTAAATCTTGTCTAACAGGATTATCAGCCATATCTAATTCATAATTCATACCCTTAGAATATTCATATGGGTTAACCATATCAATAGTCTTAGATATTACCTCAACATCGCCATATTTTTTCTCGTCGGCTTCATTGATTATACTCTTATTTTTAAGGATTTTAACAGCATCTTCATATGAAGTTAAATTATTAATCCAAGGTAAATTTGAATCACGTCTTACTTCGTATAAAAATTTCTGGTTACTTACTTCACCAGCTTTGTGTTTTCTATATAATTCTTTTGTTGTCATATATATAAATATTAGCTTCTACCTTGTCCGCGATATGCTTTTGGACGAGGAGTGTGTTTGTTATATGATTTTTTAGCACTACCTGTTCTACGTTTGCCAAATGTTGTTTTTTGGCTGTTGCCTGCTGATTTTGCCCTTGCCATTATTGAACTAAATGTTTAATCATTAAATCTAACTTCATATCCATCATTTTCTATAGCTTTTTTAGCCTTTTTTAGATCTAATTTATCTGTAAGATATATTTCTACAACTGCTCCTTCATCTGCTATACCAGCCTTACATTTAGCAGTTATATTATTATCACTAAGTACACTTTCAAAGTATTCTGCTTCTCCATCTACATCATCAGAATCATTAGCTGGTATAATAAGATCTGGTTTACGAGCTTCATTCAATTGTGATTCATTAATAATGCCAGCTAATTGCTGCATTCTTTTTACTTCGTTAATCTGTTGTTTCATTTTTATTATTTATTTATTTTATTGAACTAAATGTTTAATTTTATTATTTGTTTCTTGAATACGAGCTGAAATTTTAGCTAATGCTTCTTTGGTTCTATTTAAATAACGAACTTCATTAACATCAGATTTCATTTCAGTTTTCATCTTTTCAGTATAGCTAACCAACTTATTTATTTCGTCGATTTTACGTCTAATTTCTCTGATTGCTCTGTGTAATTGCTCACCAGGAGTTCTTACTTGAGTCATTTTTTTAAATTCAGTATAATAAGCTTCTTTAATAAGGGGATTGTCTTGTGCTTTGAGTTTAGTTAATACTTCATTAACAATTTCTTTAATGTCTTTTCCACTAGGAATAACTACAGCATATTTTCCACCCCACTCTGATGCTCTAGGAATTGTTGGGTCACCAGGAAAAGCAGATAATACAATATATTCATTAGGAATTACAGTACCTTTATCATCTTTTTTAGGACGAACAATAACTGTTAATTCATCTGTTTTAAATTGGGTTAATGGAGCATTAGTAGTAATAGCAGGTACTTTTATTTTATTAGGACCTTCAACTTTTTCTACTTCACTTTCTTTAGCCCCTGGTAATGCTTTTGCTTTTTCAATAGGTAGTACTAAATTATATCCAATACCTGGAGATTTAATAGTTAATGTGCCTGTACTATTAGCGATTTTATCAATGTTTTGTTCTTTATCTAAAGCATTTTGTGCTATTTTTAATACATCAGCAACGGATTTAGCAAATATTGAACCTTGTCCTGGTTTAGTATGAACATCTTCTAATTTACCTGCTAACCAAGTTGGTATTTCAATAGCTTCGTTTATTAATGATTCATCAATATCTGTATCCTCTATTTTACCTAATGATTTTTTTATAATAGTAACAGTATCAGATGGTTTTAAAGCACCCATTTCAACTGCTTTAATAAGCACTTTAACAGCATCATCTTCAGCACCTAATTGTTTTAAAATACCTGCTAAAGAATCATATTCATTACCTGCTTCATCTATATGATGTCCTTTACCTAAACCCATATCAAAAGCCCCATCATATTTTCCAGGTTGTTTTTCAGAGGGAACTAAATCTGCTTTAACAGCTAAATAAGGATATTGATCTGGTTTTTTACCACTTAAAAACTTCCAATCTCTAGGATCATTAGATCCTCCTGTAGATATGAATCCACTCTCTCCTTTATAGTCATACTTCACACCTAATTTTAATTCACCTTCTTTAACTTCTGGTTTGGATGTTTCTTTAAAAAGATATTGATTAATAAAAGGTCCAGCATTTACATTAACTAATTGACCATTATATTTTAATTGAGTGACAGTAGGTTCATTTTCTAATCTTTTCTTTACTACTTGTACTGTAGATCCTTTAGGTATTGTTAATCTTTTACTTGCATCTAAAGCAGAAGTAGCTATTATATCACTTACTGTTGTTATTTCTTGTTCCCATAATTCTTTATAAGTAATAGCTTTTGAAGGACGATTAGGAATAGATGGAGCAAAATGTGTTCCAAATGTTTTATTATAATCAGAAGCAACTCTAGGAAATGCCTTAGGAGCAGCATATTGAGCACCTGTGCCCGGAGTAGCAGATGCGGAACCCCCGGTTCCGGACATCTCATTTGTTTTTTTCTTAACTAATTTAATCTTAGGCATTATTGACTTTCTTAAGCTCGTTAACTAATTCTTGGTATTGAAGTAAAGCTGATACTTGTTCATCTTTAATTTTCTTTGATACCAAGATTGGATGAATTAGTGTTATAACTTCTTGAACCTTAATTTTAGTTACAGGTTCGTCAATTGTTTTTTGTAATTCAAGTAAATCTAATCTAACTTGCTTAAATTTTTCATCTAAAAAAGATTTTAATTTAGTTGAATCAGATACGCTTTGAATATATTCGCGTAATACTTCTTTTTGTTCATCAGTTAATTTAGCGAATTTTTTATTGAATTTTTCAAGCATTACCTTTTGAACTAATACACGATTAGCTTTATCTTGTTGTAAGAACTCTTCAACAATGGGTGATAAATTAGCTGAGGATTTACTTTTAGTTAAATGCTCTAGGATATTAATTTTACTTGAAATAATAGTTTCAGGATTTTTGAATTTCTTATCAGTATAAGATTCAAATAATACGTAGATTGAAGCTAATGTCTTATAATTATTAATTTTTGCCTTAAAAAAATCTTGAAAATCATATGATAATTTGATTTCTTTAATTAAATTAAATTTTTCTTTATTTAGCTTAACTCTATCAATTTTTGATGATAATTCTAAAATTGTTGAAATAACAATATTAGCTTTTTGCTCATTTAGTTGTTCAGAATTAACTAAAGATTGGTAAAGTTTATTTTCTTTAGCCATTTCAGAATTCATAAAAAATTTCTTAATTAATCCTAATGCCTTAGAATTCTGATTAGTTATTGAATCGGCTGTGATTTGGCGTACTAATAATTCAAATAGTATGCCGGTATTTTTAAATTTGCTATGTTTGACTTTCATAATGTAGAATACTACTAATTATAAATATTTATTCTATTTGATTTCCTCGCGGATGTTATCTTCATCTAACAAATTACTTTGTTCAAAAAGATTAATTTTTCGTATCCCTTTTAAATCATCAAATATAGCTTTATTTTGTAAATAAATTGCTTGTGTGTTTAGCGTTTCAAGTTTCATACTTGTATTAACATTTGCGCGTGTTTTAGTATTATACGCGCCCATTCCGTCACCATCTTTACCCTTACCCTTAAGATCTTGTACCCCTAACCTATCACGCCCAAAATTACTATCTTGTCCGTAATGATCTACGCCTTTTTCAGGACGTCCAGGTATGGGTTGTTCTGGGTAGTCAGAATCAGTTTCACTATACCCTTTAGGTACGTCAGTTCTGGTTGATTGTCTACCTTTACCATACAATGATGCTAATTGGTGAGGTGTACCATAAGCTTGACCTGATTGTTCAGGATCATTACCTTCTGCTTTGATTTGTTCATATCTAAATTCACGCTTTTTATCTTCGGCTAATAAATCTCTAATTTCAGATACTTGATCTTCTGATAAATGTAAAATATTATGATAAATCCAATCAGTAGGCATTAAATTATTATCCATAATTGAACCAGCTAGTTCAACTTTTGATTTTAATAATTCAACACGTTCTTGATCATATATAATAGATGGAGTAGTTAATGATAATTCAAAATTTGTTAATTGTTCATTAGTATATCCTTGGGCATATAAGTGTACTAATGCTATTTTAGTTAATTCACTAATTAATATTTTTTGAATACGCTCAATAGTGCGTGCAAAACGAATATCTTCCGCTGCTAGTGTGGCTTTACCACTTAATTCACCTTCATATCCTAAATACGCTTTAGGTATTTTTAAAGCGGAAAAAAGTTTATCACGTAAGTATGTTACGTCTTCAATAGCAGCATATTCTAAACCTTTTGTAGTATCAATTTTAGTTGTTGTATCACCACCACGAACCGGGATATAGAAATCCTCAAGCACGTTTTGCATATTATATCTTAAATTATATTGACCAGTTTGAGGATCTACAACTGGCGCTTTTTTCATTTTGTTAATCATTTTTTGCATGTAACCTTCTACCTCATTAGGTGGAATATTACCAACGTTAACATAGAATACTCTTTTTTCTGGGGCACGAACAATACGATGAATTAACATCGCATCTTCCATTAATACTAATTGCTTATATAATTTACGTCCTGGTTCTAAATAGCTTCTACCATAAGGTAAATAGTTAAAATCACTTAATAATCTAAAGTGAGCCATTTCATAATTATCAAAATAAACACCTTTTCCTTCTTTATCTACTAATGGAGTTGATAACACATATCCTAAAGGTGAAGTAGCAGTTGTTGATGGATCGTATTTAAAACGTACTGATTGTGGTTTATGTATATCATATCCTTCTTCCCTTAAAATATTATATGATGAAAAAGGTATTACTCCATATACACCAAATTTTTCACTAATTTCTAATTTAAGGTAAAAATCACCATATTTACACATATTACGAGACCAAGCCCATAAATTAAATTCAATATTTAATACATCATAAAATAAATTATACAGAATTTTTTGAATTGTTTCATCACTGCTTCTAATTTGTAATACTTCACCTTGTTCATTACGTAAAGTACATTCATCCGCTACAATATCAAGAGCAGAAGCACAAATAGCATCTGTATCCATTGCCTCATAATCAGCAAATAATTGAATACGTGTAGTAGGATAATTAAGTTGTTGAGAAAGATTATAATTTAGATTACCTGATGTAGTATATAAACGAGAATAACGATCATATAGGGAATTTGTTTGAATAACCCCTAATCTTTGAATACCATCAGTATCCATTACTTTAAGTTCTTTACCACCTACGTTGCGAATTACAACATCTGTAGAAAAAAGTTTTTTAAGTCTACCAAATAATGAAGTTTCAGCCATATTTTTATTATATTATATAAATATTTATTAACCTAGCAACCAATCTATATTTTCTTTTTGTTCATGAGGTAAATCTATCTGATATGGGTTAGGAACATGGCTATTATTAGGAGAATATATAGGGGTATTACTTTTATTTCCCGTTCTATAAATACTATTAATAGAAGCGCGAGCCATATCAAGGCCTTGTTGCCTAAATGTTAAAGCAGTATCTCTTAAAAACATTCCTATACCCCAAGCCATTACTAAATCATCATTATATCCATCAATAGCTTGAGCCTTACCATTTTTCCAAACAAACGTTCTTAATTCCTCAAGTGTACGTTTAGATTGTATAACACATGCCTTCTCGTGAATATACGACACCATCTTTGAGATAACAAGTGGTCTTGTCTTTACTGATGTAGTAAATCCGGGAACCATACTTTGACCATTTTCAAATTTAGTAAGATATTGTTCAACATTACCCAATCCAATATCCATTTTAGGAGAATAATATAAATTTCTATAACCACGATCAATAACTTGTTGAATTACTGCCCATCCTACATTAGCATTTTCAATTACTAATAAAGCATCATTATATTCTGTAGCTATAGCAACAAGCAAGTTACCAAAATCACGAGTTGATACTTGTTGCTTAAATTCTCCAACTTGTTTTGCTTCAGCTACATCAATTATATGAAATGTAGAAAAATCTTTACCATCACCTCTAGCTACGTCAGCTATTACAGCATATTGTCTAGAATAATCAGGTATTTCCCAAACCCAAAGTGAACCATCAATACCTCTTTTATCCATAGGCTCTTTCATAAAAGATTCTATATAAAAATTTAAAATAGAAGGTTCTATTACTGTGTCACCAGAGGTTGTAAAGTCACAATCACACTCTTGTGCTGCGTTTCGAGGTCCTAATAACTCATCTTGTTCATCTCTCCATGCTTGTGTTCTTTCTGGGTGAATTGTCCAAGGAAGTTTAATTGGTACAAATTTATTTTCACCGGATTGTGCTTTAATCCAAGTTTTATGAAACCAATTACCTGTACCATAAGGAGTAGATATAGCTATACAACCTCCTCCAGTAGCTAATGTTTGTTGAGCAGAAGCAAATATATCTTCAATATTTTCAATAAATGCTGCTTCATCTATTATAAGTAAAGATACAGCTTCTGAACGACCAGCATCCCCGGAAGCAGAAACTGCTTTAACTTGAGAACCATTTAATAGTCGAAGTGATAATTTATTATCTTCTACTGCTTTTATTCTTAACCATGAAGGAAGATTATCATAGGCAAAACGAACTTTAGTAACCATATTTTTTGCGGTTTCCTGCTTAGTAGCTATTACAAGTATATTTTTATCTTTATTAAATAGCATTAACCATAATGAATACGCTGATACTAGGGTAGAAATACCTAATTGTCTTGATTTATTTGTAATACAATAAGAATTATTTCTAAATAAATTTAATACTTTTTCTTGAAAAGGATATAATCCAAACTGAATCCTACCTCTTTGTGGGTGTTGGATCCAATAATATTTTTTCATAAAATAAACAGGATCTTGAGCACATTTAACAAACTCCTGTCTAATTACATCTTTTATGTTTTGTTCAGCCATAACAGGTTTATATATATAAATATACTAAAAATAAAAAAGCCCAACCTTACGGGGTTGAGCTAGCAAACTGCGAGGTGTGCTTAATATTTTATCTATCTAACATTTTTACGTTAGCTAAAACATAATCAAAAATTTCATCATCTTCAAATCCTTCTTCTTTTAAACCACGGATAATAGTTTGAATAGCATTAACTAAATTTTTTAAAGCCTCTTGAGAAACTAAACCATCCATTCTTTCAAAAGTTTCATCTGAAATAATATAAGTATCTACTTCTTTTATCTGAGTCCTTTCGTTAACATTCATTTCAATAGCTGAACTTAATGCTTCAATTTGGTCGTTTAATTCACCAAACGCATTTAGTAAACCAGCTCTGTCCCTAGGAGGAATATTAATATTATCAGCTGTATTTTTAAATACTTTAGCTGTTGAACGTTGTAATCTTATTACTTGTTGTAATAAAGGATCTTTAATACTTGCTTCGGTTATTAAGCTTGTTAAATTAATTCTGTTTGTCATATTAAGCAATTACATCTTTAACAAAATCCATTACATCTAAACCACGTGATCTAAATGCCTTTTTAATTTCTGGTTTTTGGATAAATTGTTTTAAAGCAGCCATATCAGGTGACATTGTTCTTTTACCTTTAGGCTGTGATAATAATTTACCAACTTTAATTTTAATAACTTGCTTTGCTTTTTCAAATGCAGAATCTCCACTAGCATCTGCTTTAGGAACTTCTAAGCTAAATTCTTTTTCAGCAGCTTTAATATCTTTCTTTGAAGGTTCTTTATCGAACTCAGCTGAATCAAATTCATCATCAGTTACTTCAACATCAGTATCTTCAATTGCTTCAGCATACATTCTGCACTTAGACATATCTACTTCATCTTTATATCCTTCATCAGTAATGCGATAGCACTTACCATTTTGAACAACATAAATTACTTCATATTCTTTAAGATCTTCTTCGTTGATTTGTGTAGCAAAATCGAGTTGATTTAAATATGAATTGTCTAATTGATTTGCATCGTTGTATTCGAACATAGGACCCTTCCTTTGGGCCATATTAGCAACATACTTATTATAATTAAATCCTGCCATTGTAGGAATATTTACAATAAATATTACAAATTTTGTAAAATCGTCATAATTCTTTCATTAGTTGTACCCTCAACCTCAATTAAACGTTTTGGTTGAAATTCAGTTAATAACATTTTAATAGCAGTATCAATTTTTAAGCGATATCCTAAATCAGTTTCACGAACACCATTATCCTCCATACTAACTCCACGTGGAGATACATAAATAACTAAATCATAATAATCTTTAAGATGCATAGCTGCTGTAACAAAATCGCGTTTTTCATAATCTTTAATTGATTTAGCACTTAATGTAAAAGCACACACATCCCAAATAGTACGATCTGTAATAATACTATCTTGTAGTAATTCAGTAGCACGTTCAGCTAAAAATATAAACTGACCACGCAATGTAGAATCTGTATTAAGTGGAATACCTAAATTGCTAAGATATTTACTACGTTCAGTTTGTACAACATGATCTTTAAAACGATCAGTTTCACCTAATGCTTTAGCTAATGTAGTTTTACCTACACTCATTGTGCCTACTAATCCTATTTTCATTTTAACTTTTTAGTTTGATTAAACACATCTACAATCATATAAATCATAAGAGCTAATATTCCAATAATAAAAATTAAAAATATAATATTATCCATTTTATTTTTTATTTAATATTTCACCAATATCATATGTTTTAACTGATGGTAATCCACTATACTCACAAATTGATTCTTTTCTTTTATTTTCTAATTCTATTTTAATCTCTTCTGGAAAATAAACACCATCACTTTCCATATCTGCTATTGTCTTTTTTATAGCACTATACATAACTTTTTTCTGTTTTACACTCATTTTTTTAGTTGCTTCCTCATCAAATAATCTACCAATAAACTTAATCATATTAGCACGTGGACCAGTTTCTTCACTTGGTCTTGGGTTACTTTCTGCTTTTGATAGTTCTCTATAAGTAGCAATAACAAATATAGAAAATAAAGTTACTACAACTGTACTTAAAATTATTATTTCTATATTTTCCATTTATTGTTTTTTACTATTAATGTAATTTACTAAACCTAACATTGTTGGAGGCCATAAACCAATAAAGATTGCTTTAAGTGGTTCATTTTGAACTAAGTAAATATACTCACTCACAAAGATACAAAGTATAGTTACTACAAGAATAAGAATTTCACTAGTACTGAATTTTTTCATGTTTTATTTTTTTATTGAGTTATTAATATCTTCTATTGTTATTAATGTTAAATAAGATAGAATAATGATTATAAAAAATTTTGTTAATCCAATTCCTATCATAATTTTAATTTTTATCAATTAATGAATCAACTAATATATAACCAAAGAACATAAAGCCTATTGGTAAACTAATCTCAAAACCTATTCCTACTGATAAACCTAGTCCAATGATTAGTTTAATAGCTTTTAAAGCATCGCTAATGATTCGGTTTGACCAAAACTTATAATAATTATTCATCATAATCTAGTTTTAAATAATGGATTTTTTGCTGGTGGTAAACCTTTATGGTCTTTTTTCCATTCTAAAAATTGATCTTTAGTTTTTTTAAAACCAAAAACATAATATTCATCCTTTTTACCACTGCCTTTAGGATGTATAATAGCAGGTCCATCATAGTTATGAAATTTTCCATCTAAACTATAAACAATAGTTCCATCTGGTGTTTTAATTTTTCTTACTGTTGGCATTGTTTTTATTATTTATCTTTTTCATTTGACGTTCTATCTTTTTTTGTTGTTTTGCTTCCTTAGCTATTAGTTTAAGTGCTTTTTCAGCACCTGCCTTATATTTAATATCTACCTCAATAGGTCCTTTATCAAATTTTTTTAAGTCAAAGTTCCATGTTTCAATCGCATATTCATCTTCATATACACGACTAAACTTAGTTGGAGGGGGTTCATGAATAATTTCTTTTGGCCTGCCGCGACGCTCTTCCATAACCTTTTTATTTTAAAGGTACGAACTTATTTTCACTTAACCAAACTTTCAGCTACATAAACACCATGAGCACCTGATACTGTAATGCCACGAGCTGATAATGCATCACCTACAAAGTGTACATTTGGAAATTGATTTAATGATAAATCATGATAATTAACTAATGGTTCAGGACTCAAATATTTTACCTCAGGAATGTACATACCCCAATCAT